GATGCCGTTATTCTCGGCAACCCAGTGCGTATTGGCGCGAGGGCTATAACAGCTAACTACGCGGCTGTAGCAACAGGTGACGTAGCAGACTTAGTGTGTACCCTTACTGGGGCTCAAATTACTAAAGACTTTAGTATTCCTGAACTGGACTGGCAGTACGCTGCTTTAACTGGCGGTATTGTTAACACTGCAGACGTTGCTGTTAGGGTTGCTCAAGCTACTGGTATCCGCAACTATGTTACGGCTTTGCAAGTGCGTAACACTAGCGCAGTAGCAACAGAGTTTGTGATCAAAGAAGGCGCTACTGCTATCTGGCGTACTCAGCTACCTGCTGCTATGACCGACAGCCAGTGCATAGTGTTCCCTACGCCACTTAAAGGCGCTACCGCAACAGCTATTAACGTAGCTTGTATTACGACAGGCGCTGCTGTATACGCTAACCTGCAAGGTTACTCGGCACCATAAGGCTAACCTCCTAGGCTATTTCTAATTTTGATATAGCTTAGCGAGGGGGCACCTCCGAAATCCGCGTGCGCGTTTTCCCCCCAAGGGCTTGCGCGTGCGCGTTATGCTAGGCGCTGACCGTGGCCGCGTGCTGACCGGCTCAGAGGCGCTGTGAGCGCTTATCAGGGTGCGCGGCTATGTAGCCCTTGATGTGCCTAAGAAAAGCGCTCTATGGGGCTATAAATGGCCTTCCTGAGGCTTTACGCAGTGCGGCTGTAAGCGCGGCGGCATCTGTATGCCTGATCGCTGCCGTTGCCTGCTCGCTGACGGTGGCCTATGATCCGGCCTACTGCCTAGCCTAACGCTAAGCCTTCCATAGGCTTTCTACTAAGCTATGCTCTTACACCACGGATAGTCCTAGGGCATTCGGTACCTGTATTACCGGAGATGTGCTGTAAGCTATGCTGCATCTATAAACGAGTCCACGACTCAAAGCCTACAGAAAGCCACCGAGAAGCCCTAGGAATAGAACGATAGACCAGACTATTGACAAGACAGATATACTGTGAGATAATACAGGCCATGGATAGAGCATAGAGCGAGTCCATAGAGTAGAGCGCTACAGACTAGCAGCTACATAGACCGATAGACTGGGACAAAGTAGACTAGTTGACAAGGCTATGACTAGATGATAGAATACAGCGCATGGAATAAGAGCCTAGAAGGCTATTGACAAGGGTTATAGAAAGCCTTATAATAGCGCTAAAGCAGGCTAGAAAGTAGGGAGTTGACAGGCTAGTGATAAACGTTTATAATAGCGCTTATCAGTAGGTTGACACGTTGAGACTGTAGGCATGACCGACACGTTGAGACTGTAGGCATGACCGACACGCATGCTTTGAGCCTAGAAGGATGGAAGGGCTACAGTAAGATGTAAGTGCTGACAGACTGAACGGTTAGTGATAGAATGATGATCAATGCACTGTGAAGTGCGATAAGTGTGCGGTGAGTTAGAGTTAGCCTTAAGGTGTTCTCTATATAGCTTTACACTTAAGACGGCTTTGATAAGCTAGGGTGTGGGTATACTCACGTCTATATGGATAGCCGCGTCCATTAGCTTTATGCCTGACGGGAAAGTTACAGAGTAGACTAAATGTGTGCATAGCGCATGCTGTATTAGGCTAGCTATATCTATACGTAGATTATGGTGAGGCTAGGTTTAACCTTGTATAGTAGCTTCGCTATGACTACTTGTTTTGAATGCCCATTAACTGCTGCTGACACCATTGCCCGGTAGAATAGAACCCGGATAACTCGATGATAAGTGAGGCAGGTGATACGTGGGTTATATACTAGGCGATTGAGGGCCGAACTGTAACAAGATAGGTTATCCTATCTGTAGGTGCACTATACGAGTATGCCCTAAGTGTGAGCAGTCACACGATAAAGACTATTAAGACTATAGCGCATCTATAGCTAGGATACTCTAGCTTAATTTGGAGATTCTTATGGAACTGAAACAATTGAATAGGGCTATTGATGCCCTTGGCAAAAAGAATGCTAACGTTGAGAGCGAGATTCAGGCTTTAGGGCTTGCTTGTCTCGCTCACTGCGAGCAGCATGGCGATACTATGCCTATGAACCGGCTTGTCAACGTGCTTCGCCGTGGGCAGTATCAGGCGTTCATTGAATGGGCTATGTCTTTTGGCCGATTCATCAAGAATACAGACAAGGCTACGAAAGACAGTCAGCCTTTGGCTTATGCCAAGGGCAAAACTACTGACATGCAAGCTGCTACGGATAAGCCGTGGTTTGAGTTTGCTGACAGCAAGGCTACTGCCACGGCTAAGGCTTTCGACTTTCAAGCGGCCACCATGGCTTTGCTTAAGAAGGCTGCAAGCAATGGTGTCGATCATGATACGCTGATCAAGGTGGCTACGCTGGCCGGTATTGCGCCTGAGAAGGTGCCTGCTACGGTGACAAAGCCTAGCGAGGCCGCTGAACCTGCCTTGATGTAAGCCTGAGCTTACTAAGTTGCCCATCTATAAAATGGTGGGCTTCTTAGTGCGCTTATGCACTGCTTTAAGGAGAAATTATGACGCATCAAGAGTGGATTACCGCAACTATTGACAAATACAACAGAGGCTCGCCTAGTGTCGATTACGCCAAAACGGCGAAGGACTTGCGAACAACGGCCGGGGAAATCCTTGAAGAGGCCGCCAAGCAAGAGGCTAAGGCCGCTGCTCAGGCGGTTAAGGATGCGCTTATTGAGCGTACAAAGAAAGAAGAGATTCTCGCTCAAACTACCGCGATTATCTTGGCAGACTTGCGTAGGCTTATGTCAAGCAACGCTGTGCACGTTTCGGCGCAGCCGTCCTATGCCGATCACCGCGAAGCACTAAACCCTTTGCTCAAGACCTATGGCTACCGCCTAGTACTTGTCGGTGACAAGAGCAGCGCAGCTATTGTGGCCTTGTAAAAGTGGTCTAGTCCACCCTATAGCACGGCTATTAAATCGGACTCGCATCAGTTCTGAGCTTCCCTGCGTTACATGGAAACTCTGACCAGTTTAGCGGATAATGCCTAACCCGCTAAGCAAAGACAGCTTACTAATTACCTGTCTATAAACTACTCAATTAGCGCTTGATAAAGTTATCCTTAGCCTACTGGTTTAGTCATTTTTCCAGTAGGGCTAGGATAGATTTAACTAAGGAGATGTAAATGGACTTGATACTTGAAAACTACGACAGGACCGCTCTCAAGGCCATGCTATACCGCAGGCCTGATTTGTATAATCAGCATAAATCTATGCCGCGCCTCACTGTAGAAGCTATACGCTATATCAGACAGCGCTTTGGCTTTGCACTTTTCGAGTCTAACCAGCTTGTTCAATTCTTAATAGCCCAACAGGAGAAACTGAATGCCTAAAACTATTCATGATGTCGCTAGGGACATACTGTCTGAGTCCGAGTTGCCTAAACTGGACAGTGGCCTTTGTTTTCTGTTTATGCAGCGAGCTTACGGTAACACTCTTGATTTAAGCATTTGGGCAGCCATTAGAGCGTTTATGCCTATTGATGCACTCTATTTGCCTACACCCGGACATTGGACTGACCAGCGCCTTAATTGCGTCATCCTGCTTGCCATAACCGACCCTGAGGAGTTCGAGTAATGTACCAACAAGAAATGTTCTCTCAGGGCCTTTTCCGTGACGCCAAGTTTTTAGGCGCTGGCACCTTTGGCCATGTGCATGATATAGGCAATGGCTGGGTGGTTAAGTATGCCTCGGTAGATGGCACGCTAAACTATCTTGAGTGGTGCCGTCATAAGCAAGCTATAGGCGAGCATATGTTGGGCATGCCTGTGATAGACTCTTTAGTAGTCTTCGACACTTGCACTTATATGGTAACTATGCGAAAATATGAAAAGCTAAGGCTTGGAGATTTCGAATACTCTACTTTCCGTAATTATCATGACGACCACGACTACGACTTGTTAACGGATGCTGGTTTTGAGCATGAGCACCTTGTTGAGCTATTCGCGGCTTATAGCGACTATTCCTTTAGCAGCATTGGACTGGAGCGTGTCAATTTCGATTTACACGCCGATAATCTCATGCTAGACGGCAATACAGTAATTGCTACTGACCCTTGCTGTGGTGCTTACGTCTGCCATGACGATAGGCTATCTCCACCAGAACTAGTCTTGCAATGAGCCTCGCTAACAGGCTTCAAGACGCAGCAGCGGTGCCACTGCCTAGGCACATACGTGATGCTGCTAATGAGATAGACGCATCTGTTCAGGCTAAGTTGCGACCTAGCGGTGAGCTTGTTGCGCTAATTCGTAGTTGGATATTTAACACCGAGAGGAGTAATCGTTATGGTAAATAGATTTATGTCGTGGGTGCTGGCTTTGACTTTCCCCATCTGGATACTACCTGTTTGTATAGCCTGTGGGCTCAAGCAGCTAGCAGATATCCTTTATGACTATCTACAAGAGGGCAAAGATGGCAAGTAGCGCTGTATTAAACATAGGCTTATCGTCTGCTAGTGGCTACCCCAATGTACGCTTATTCAAAGCTTTGGAGTATTTACCCAGACTGTTTAATCCGGGGTGGATGGCCGCAGTACACAATAGAGATGCTAGTGTGGCTAATGACGAGCCAACCTTAGTTGTGCATGGCTTAGTTTCTAGAATACACTACCCTAGTGACAGCTTGTTCGAGGATGAAATAGACCGCCTTTGTAGGAGACTCGATCAAGAGTGCATCGCTGTGTACTATCCTTACTCCGGGCATGGCGACCTTGTAGGGCCTAATGCCTACCAGTGGGGGGAGTTTGATATTGGCCGTTTTAAAGGATTAGTATGACTTATAAATACAAGCGGCCTATTGACTGGGGCTTTGTAAGCCTTTGCGCGGCCTTTACTTGTGCAGGCTTATCTATACCGTTTATTATTATTGCTGGTGGTAACGCTGCGGATAAAATTCAGAACCACTACGAGCAATCCTGCAAAGAGCGTAACGGTACTGCCGTGTATAACGGCAAGCACTATGAGTGTTTCATCAATTCGAAGGAGTAATACATGAGCAAAGCTAACGCGATTGCAGGCGGTCTGCAAGAACATTCAGTAGGCGATAGCTATCCGCTTGCTGTAGTAGGCATAGGCTACGGGGAGAGGGTCATCTACGTAGTACAGAATTTAGTGGATGGCACTACTGCTGGCTTTTTATTTGGCTTGCGTCAATGGCGCACTGCTGCTGAGGCTCGGACATGGATGTGTCATTTCCTGGGGGCTGGTACAGGCTTCACAGATCGTGCTGTAGTATGGCATGCGGGCAGGGTGGTTTACGGAGATTACGTTCTTAGGATTGAGAAGAAATCAGAGGTAGGCTTCTTGAGTGGGGTTGTTATGCAGAAGGCTGAACCTGTCATACCCCTGACACCCCGGCAAGAATACGAGGCAGCATTGGAACAGGACATCGGGTAGAGTTAGCCATTGTGCTATCCGGTTAGCTGAGCGCTGGCAAGCGCAACATCCTAGCAATTACAAGTGAGCCATGGTAGAATTCTGATCATGTAAGCTTGTACTTGGAAGACGTCCTAGGATGCAGCCACTTTACCTCAGAGCATGACTGAGGTATCGTGAGTGCATCTTCGCACTCCGTAATGCTTACCCATTACGGTTTATCAACCCAGAAAGAAAGTGTTATGTCCGAAAACTTTGATACAGCCGAAGGTCAGTCTGCTGCACCCGCTCAGCAGGCCACACCCAAAGCACCTGAATTGACCAAAGAACAAAAGCTTGCCAAGATTCAAAAAGAAATCGACCGCCTGAAAGAAAAGTACTTCAATGTCGAGAACGCCATTGTTGCAGTGCCTAAGGCTAAGGTCGTCGCTCTGCCTGAAATTGGCACCGATGTGCTGTTCTCTTATGGTCGCCGCACTGCCACAACTGAGCCGACCCAAAAGATCGGTAAGGTTACGGCTGTCAAGCCAGCATCGACCACCGCTGAGGGCAAGAAACTGCCTGCTCAGATCAAGGTGTCCGTTGGTGAGGGCTTCGAGCAAGAGTTCGTTGTGATCTACCCTGCTCAGATCGTGACTAGCCAGACAGCTAGCGAGTAAGTCTAGACAGTTGGGCATTAGCAATAGTGCCCTTCTGCCTACGCTTTGTAGGTTATCAGGAGCCTAAATGATACAAGCAATTCTTGCCATCTTTACATTAAGCGCATCGTTAGGCAAAGAGCCACCTGCTCTAGTGCTGCCATTCAAAAGCACAGAAGCCTGCCTTATCGAAGCAGCCAAGCAGAACACGGCTAATGCTGAAGAGCTAGCCAAGCACGGGGCACGCTTTACCTGCCTCGTCATCACATACCCAACTACCTAAGGACTATCATGAAACAATGGAGACGCGATGCCGAGGCTATTAATAAGCGCCGAGCCGAGGGCAGCAAAGAGCCGCGAGCTAGAGTGCAGATGCGTAACAGAGTTACGATTGCGAAGGGCACTAACTGGCTGCTAGCTGGCCTCATGATTCATGCGGGTATCATCAAGCCTAATGGTAGTGCAGCCCGTACAGAGCAGGTTCCTGCTACAGAGGGCGCAGCTAAGCGCTTCTTGCGTAAGCTGTTCCTTTATCGTAAGTTCTACGGAGCATGAGCCTTAGCCCCGCATCATGGCTCCCCCTAGCAGCCGGCTTGGCCGAAGGCGAGAAGCGCAGAGTAAACCATGATTGCGGGGCAGGCAGAACGCTTATCATTAAGCGTGACTCGCTAGGTAGACATGCCTTCTGCTTTAGGTGCAACGACCATGGCTGGATGCCACCTGAACCTGAGCCTTTAGCCGTTAGGCTTAGCCGCTTGCGTAAGCAAGACGAGGCTGACGCTAAGACTGCTGCATCTGTCCTGCTGCCCGAGCCTAGGGTTTACTCATGGTCTGAGTGGCCCGAGGAATTCCGGCTCTGGCTTCTAAAAGCGGGGCTGTCAGCCCACGATTCAGGTCAGCTAGGGGTATACTACCACCCGCCCACAAACAGGGCTGTATTGCCCGTTCTGGGGCCTTCTGGGCACCCAGTTTTCTGGCAGGCACGGGCGCTGAGGGGGCGGCTCCCAAAATACCTAGCCCCGGCAGTGGATAAAACCACAGTGTTGCCCGTTTACGGCAAGGCCACGGAGGTAACGCTAACTGAGGACATATTGTCAGCCTACAAAGTGGGCACAGTAGCCGAGGGCTGGGCTATGATGGGCACTAGCTTAAGCAAGCATTGCTTAGCTAAGCTTATCAATAGGGGGTGTAAAGTAAACGTATGGCTAGACCCTGATACTGCCGGTAGAAAGGCAGCTAAGGCGGTGCTAGCTACGCTGCGTGGGGCAGGGCTTGAGGCTAGGCAGATACACAGTGCTAAAGACCCTAAGCTAATTCATAGGCAATATATTAAGGAGATACTATCATGACGTTTAAGATTGGTGACAGGGTTAGGTGCTTGGGCGGCCTGTACCCAGAGTTAGATAAGGGAGCTTTCTATTATGTGCGCGGGGTTACAGAACCCTTTATCGCCGTCGACGGCGTTGGCCTGTCTGGTAAAAGCAAGGTACGTGGATTTTGGAATCCTGCTCGATTCGAGCTAGCGCAAGAACCAAGCGCAGCTACTGCTAGGTCTAACGACCCGGCTACTAGCAAGGGAAAGCGCAAGACTAACAAGTACGAGCAGGCGGTGCTCGGCATTCTCAAGGGCTTGTACCAAGGGCAAGGGTATACAGGCAAACAGATTGCCAGTCTTACGGGACACCCCCTTAACTGCATCACCCCACGCTTCGCACCGCTACGCCGTAAGGGTTTGATTAAGGACAGCGGTGAGCGTAGAGACAAGCAGATTGTGTGGGTGCTGGCATGATCGCACAACCAGCACCACAGCAAGGAGCCGGGCAAGAGGCGATTAAAGAACTCGCTTGGCTGAGGCAGCACATACACAAGGACGAGGATGGATATGGCGTTGTGATTAGGGGCATCACTGGCCATGATCTTAGGCTGTGGATAGACCGAGCAGATGTAATCATTGAAAGGGCTAAGGAATGAAACGCTACCTTATCATGACTAAGTATAGCGGATTTGCATCTAGATTTCGCTTTGACCTTATGGGTAAGCCGGAAATAAAAGAACCTTTGATCTTTGATACCCTAGAAGATGCTTTGCAGACAGCGGAGAAGCAGTTTGGCACTTGCACTATAGTCGAGCTTCTGCCCGTAGCACAAGTTACCTGTGAGACTATTGTTCGTAAGACGATAGACCCTTTGTTATGAAGCCCCACATATTCCTTAAGGACGGTAGGTGGAACTGGTCACCGAATTCCGACAATACCCAAATCCACCTAGGTGGATCGAACATTGCCAAGATGCGGCTAACTTTTGCCGCGTAATGAATCTAAGGAGAGCCGCAGCATGACCGCACTAGAAGAATGGCAGAACGTAATAGAGACCCTTGCGGAAGAAGTCGAACGTTCGTGCTCTAACTGCGTACACTCAATCAGCCCCGACCCTAAGTGCGGTATGTGCGGCGGCCCTAACTGGACTGGCAACACAAGATACGAAAGGATAATCAATGTCGTTAGACATAACAGCCCTACGCCTACTGAAGTACCGGGAACGGTACGACAGGCTTAGACGTAGCGTACCTAAGGGTGCACTACAGCCGCTGTCATCAGAGCTACTCGATGACTTCGGTGTATTCTTCCGTGAATTCCCTAACGCTACTCGCGTAGAGCATGGCCCGTTCCTAACTTGGTATCGTGGCTTTCGCCATCCTAACATGAAGGATGAAGCGTTCGCCCTATACTCAGCCATCATTAGCAAGAGCATGGAGGACGTTAGCCCCGAGCTTGAGGCTGGTCTAATGGAGCGCTTAGTCGCAGCAGACACAGCAGCTAGAGTGACAAGCTTGCTTGAGCGCTGGAATAATGGCGACGAGGTAGACCTATACCGAGAGCTACGCAACAACGTCGAGCGCTTCGAGCAGCAGGTTGACCGCAAGGTTAAGAACCCACAGGTGCTAGACCCTATCGAAGACTTGCTCAAGGCAGAAGAGAATGACACAGGCTTGCACTTCCGGTTGCCCTGCCTTAATCGCCACATTAAACCTATCCGGGGCGGAGATTTTATTATCGTCGCTGCCCGACCAGACAAGGGTAAGACTACCTTCTGTGCGAGTGAGCTTACATTCATGGCTGCACAACTAGACGAGGTATACCCCGGAGAGAAGCGCAGCATCTTGTGGTTCAACAACGAGGGGCCGGGCAACAAAATTATAATGAGAAATTTTCAGGCTGCGCTAGGGGCTACGACTGAGGAGCTTGTGCAGTACAGCAACATGCCTGCCGACAAGGAGTTTGCACAGTACAGGACGCAAGTACGTCAGCGGTATGCTGCTGCGCTAGGCGGTAGGCCGGGTGCGCTTAGGGTATTCGATGTGCACGATATGTGGAACCATGAAGTCGAAGACATCATGAAGCAGCACAACCCCGGCATCGTACTATTCGACATGGTGGATAACATCAAGTTCGGTGGCGAGACTAACAACAACGGGCAGCGCACCGATCAGCTACTTGAAGCCATGTACCAGTGGGCTAGGCTGATGGGTGTAAAGCACGACTGCGGTGTGATAGCAACATCGCAGATCAGTGCTGATGGTGACGGCGTTAGCTACCCAACCTTGCCTATGCTTAAGGATAGCAAGACAGGCAAGCAAGGCGCGGCTGACGTAATCATAACTATCGGTGCGCTTAATGACCCTGTGCTGGAGAACAGCAGGTACATAGGCACGACGAAGAACAAGAAGGTTCGGACAGGCAAGAAGCCTAGCCCTAATCAGGAAGTGTTCTTCGATTCTCAACGAGGAAGATACAAAGAGGCCGTATGAACTGGACACAAGTAGTATCCCGAATTAGCTATCGCCCGGGCTGGGAGCTTACTATCATGCATCATGATCGCTATGGTGAAAAGTTGATTATTGAAGCAATGGTGCAATGTGCCTATGATCATAGCCGCACTATTCCAATAAAGACTGTGACTATGTTACCGCCTCTAGCGAATGAGAACGACATGGTGTATATTATCTACCACGCTTTACTTGAGGCCGAGAGGCATGAGGCTGGAGAGTTCTTCCAGTACGGGAGTACGAGGCCCTTTGATCCACATAGCGGAGGCGCTTAATGAGTTACACAACATGGGACACAGAGACAACAACAAAGACTAGCTTTAAACGCAAGGCTAATCCTTTCGACCAAGACAACTGGGTGGTAACACATGCTTACAAAAATAAAGAAGCTTCTGTCGTGGAGCATCGTTTTGGTTCCGGGCCTCCTAGCCGGGGCTGGCTGGCTCCTGTTCTTGCTAACACTAGACTCCTTATTGGCTTCAACATAAAGTTCGACTTGCTCCATGCTTTGCAAGACCCCGACAACCTAGCCTTATGGATGGACTATGTGGCAGGGGGCGGCAACGTGTGGGACTGTCAGCTTGCTGAGTACCTGCTCAATGGTATGGGCCAGAAAGATCAGATGCTAAGCCTCGACGAGGTAGCCCCGCGCTATGGCGGCAACGTCAAGGTAGACGAGGTAAAGGTGCTATGGAATGCAGGCGTTAACACGCATGAGATAGACCCTGAGCTACTCACTCGCTACCTGTGCGGCGGCAATGACGAGCATGGTATATTCCAGCTAGGCGATGTCGAGAACACCGAGCGTATTGCACTAGCCCAGATCAAGCGAGCGCGGGAGTGCGGCCAGCTTGAGAGCATTTTGCTCAACATGGGCGCACTACTGTTCACAGTAGAGGCCGAGCGCAACGGTATGTACGTTGACAAGGCCAAAGGCATGGTGCTTGCTGCTGAGCTAGAGGTCAAGGTGCAAGAGTTAAGTGCAGGCTTAGCGCAATACTTACCTGCTGACTTGCCTTTCGACTTCAACTGGGGTAGCCCTATTCAGCGCAGTGCTCTGTTCTTCGGTGGCACTGTGCAGTATGACTGCCGAGAGTACGACCTTAAGGATGGCACGACTACCTTTGATGCGCCGGGTGGCGGCATGTCTGACCACCGGGGTTGGGCTTACGCGCAGAAGGATGAGTTGCATTATGTGCTAGAGGACGGTAGCACAACCAGCATCGACCCCTTCGATGCAACCTTGGAAGGTACAGACGATGCGCCACCTCTGTCTTGCTACGCTCAGTTTAAGGGTGGCAAGAATGCTGGCGAGTACAAGACGAAGAAGGTTAAGGTCGATGACTACACCAAACCCAAGTCTAGGATTGTCAAGCGACCTTATACCTTCAAGGGCTACACCAAACCGAAGAGAGCATGGGCTGGTGCTGATCCCGGAGTATGGAGTACTAGCGCAGCCGTAATCGAAGAGCTTGCCGAAAGTGGTGTGCCCTTCCTTAAAGCATACGCTGAGCTAATGGCTATGTCTAAGGACTTGGGTACGTACTACTACCGCAAGGACGAGGAAGGCAAAGAGTCAGGCATGCTCACGCTGGTCGATGATCGCGGCATCATCCACCACATGCTGAACATGTGCAGCACTGTGACGGCACGGCTTAGCTCAAGCAACCCTAACTTGCAGAACATCCCGAAGGGTAACAAGTCTGATGTGAAGACGCTGTTCGTTAGCCGCTTTGCTGGTGGCAAGATCATACAGTCTGACTTTAGTTCACTTGAGGTTTATGTTCAAGCTATTCTTACACACTGCAAGCGTTTGATCGAAGACTTGAAGAGTGGCCTCGACCTCCACGTTGTACGCCTTGCCGCTAAAGAACACATGGACTACCAAGAGGTATTCAATCTAGCAAAGGGCTACAAGGATGCAGCCGGTACGTACTACCCACCAGTGCAGGAGTGGGACTACAAGCGAACTAAGGCCAAGATATTTAGCTTTCAGCGAGCGTATGGTGCAGGTACTAAGAAGATTGCAGCCTCGACCGGCATGCCCGAAGAGGAAGTGCAAGCGCTTAGCGATGCAGAAGACGAACGCTACCCAGAGATAGCACAGTACTATGCCGATATTACAGAGCAAATCAAACTTAACTCTAAGCCAGCGAAGCACGTACAGCACCCAGAGTTTCCGGGTGTCGTATGTTACCTTCGTGAAAGCTTTTACAAAACGCCGGATGGTAAACTATACTCTTACCTTGAATCGCCGAGCCCGGAGTACCTCGTCAAGAAAGGCATTACGTCCTCGTTCTCGCCCACCGAGATACGGAACTATGTTGTTCAAGGTGCAGGTGGGGAGTGGGCTAAGGCCGCAATGTGGTTGAGTGTCCGTGCCTTCTATGCTCGCAAGAACTTTGACGGCAAAGGCTTGCTTGTGAATCAAGTGCACGATGCTGAGTATGCTGACGCTGCACCCGAAGTAGCCTTCGAGGTAGCCTGCTTGCTGCATGCCTGCATGGAGGCGGCTAGTGACTTCATGGAGTACCACTTCAAATGGCCTATCGCTTTGCCTGTGCCTAGCGACACAAGCTGGGGCGTGAGCATGATGGACGAGGATCGTATCGACGGACTAAAAGAACATGCAGCTAAGCTGCGTACCGAACTGCGAGAGCAGTACATGGGTGGGTATACCCCATCATATCTACAGTAACCGAAAGGATAACATGACAGTGATTGACTTCAAAGCGCTAGGCGCAAAGGCCGCAGCCGAAGGCGTAGACCAGACTAAGGCGGTAGTCGGTGGCAGCAACTACGCCCCGCCAGCAGCAGGGCCGGGGCTTGCACGCTTCGTAACCTACGCCGAGATTGGCAAGCAGAAGGGCGTATTTCAGGGTAAGCCTACCGTCAAGGAAAAAGTATTGCTTATCTTTGAACTGGTCGGCAAGCGGCATGCCGTGGCCGATGATCAGCAACCGCACCGTATCACCATCGAAGAGAACTACAGCCTTAATGAGAAGGCTAACTTCTTTAAGCTGTTCCGGCGCATGAACTATCGCCAAGATGCACAGCACATCGTGCAGCTACTAGGCGAAGGCTTTAAGGTCGAAGTTGTCCACGATAAGTGGACAGACCGCACAGGCAAAGAGCGCGTTGACGCAGTGTTGCGTACTGCTAGTGGCTACACCATTGCCCCACCCCGCAAGGAAGACGAGGACAGCGAGACTGGCTGGGTCAACATCGAAGTGCCAGCAGCTAAGTCTGAGCTTCGTTGCTTCTTGTGGGAGCAGGCCGACCTCGCACAGTGGGGTAGCTTGTTCATCGAAGGCTCGTACCCAGAGCGTAGGGACGAGAAAGGTGTAGTCACTGCTGCCGCTAAGAGCAAGAATGTTCTGCAAGAGAAGGTACTACGGGCGGTAAACTTTGAAGGCTCACCTATCCATACGCTACTGCTTGCCAATGGGACTAAGATCGACTTGCCTTCAGTAGGAGAAGACCCCGACGAGCGCGAAGAGGGAAACGGATCTGGGCAGCAGACGACCAACCCGACTGGTGCCACTGGCATCGTCTCAGGGGCTGCTGCCAGTTCGACGACATCCCCTTCTGACGCACTGACAGGCATCGTCTAATAGCCTGCCCTATCTTTTAACAACCGAGAAATCACATGGATAACGAGCTAATCTGTAAGCACGAAACGTATTTTCACGAGGGTCACCACCGCTTAGATAGTAGCCTAGAGCTTAGCTCAAAGCTTGTATATCTAAAGAGGACTGAATCAACGGAAGAGTTTACAAAAGAGCGCTTATTTGAATTGCAGAAAAGCCATTGTGACGCCTTATACGAGGCAGCAAATATTTATGCGCTATCTGTCCCCACCAATGCTGGACATTAAAGCACTAGGTAAACTAGCGGCTAGCGCTCAACCCATGGGTTCCGGTTCAGTACCTGTAGTACCGGGTCGAGTGCTTCTCGTAGATGGTGATGGTCTAGCTTACTATTGTGCAGGCACTGAAGAGACACACGCAGGAGAAGCAAAGCGCAGGCTGCTTGAGAAAGTAACTAGAGCCGCTGCCATAGTGGGTGCAATGCATACATGCATCTTGCTTACTGGATCAGGTAGTCACAAAGGGCATCGCTATGCGATAGCTCGCGTGAAGCCATATCAAGGCCAGCGTGCTAACGCTCGACGACCAGCGAACTGGGCTGTACTGCGGGACTGGATGGAGAGTAAAGACTTTCCACTAGCAACCGAGGTAACAATGACCGCAGAGGCCGACGACCTATTTGGAGAACGGGCCTACCATGCTCCTGACGATGTAGTAATCTACACTCAAGACAAGGACATGCGTATGCTACCCGGCATACACCTTGACTGGGTTACTAATCGTATGCATCAGGTACACGTACTGCAACAGTCGCTGCGACCAAGCCTTGTTCAAGACAGCGTATTCAACGACAAGCAGTACGGCCCTAAGTGGTTCTGGTTACAGATGCTGCACGGTGACAACGCTGACAACATCCCCGGCCTGCCGCTTGCCCGTTGCAAATACGGCGGCGGCCCCATCACTCCCGATGGCAAGCTCAACAAAGTGGGAGAGGCAGCAGCGCCTAAGATTCTGGATGCTCACTCCGACCTGACACTAGCAGGTGCGGTGGAGCTAGCTTACCGCAGCTACTACGGTGAGCGCTGGCTTGTAGAAATGCTAGAGCAAGCTTGCCTACTCTGGATGCGCCGTGTGCCTGATAAGTGGGACGATTGCTTAGACCCCGGTGGGCCGCTTGAGTGGTTCAATGACGGTAGCGCAACGTTTACCAAAGCCTACCTAGAAATCCAATCACGAGTTAAGGAAGCAGATGACTACAATAAGGCGGCTGACAGTACGAGAAGTAGCTATAGTGCGGGAACAGCTAGCACTACAGCAGGGCGGCAGGTGTGCGATATGCCAGCTACCATTAACTAAGCCTGTCTTAGACCACTGCCACACTACGGGACATGTTCGAGCTACTCTCCACAGTGGGTGTAATTCCCTGCTGGGGAAGATCGAGAACAACTATAAGCGCTATGGCATCGTGAGCCTAGCCGCTTTTACTAACGGCGTAGCTGCCTATCTACAGCGCCATACTACTAACCAAACTGGGTACACCCACCCAACGCATAGGACGGACGATGAAAAGAGAGAGCGGCGTAACGCCAAAGCAAGAGCGGCCCGTGCGCTCAAGAAAGCATGAGGCGAGAGAAGGGCCGCGCATTGTCACACTGGACATAGAGACAAGTCCTATTGAAGCGTATGTATGGTCGCTGTTCAAGGTGAACATAGGGCTTAATCAGATCGCTAAAGAGTGGTCGATCATGTCGTACTGTATCAAGGACTTAGGCGTAAAGCGAGTGCGCTATCTTGACACTAGCAAGAAGGCCGACCCTCGGGATGACTATGAGTTGCTGACAGCCTTACACGCTGAGCTACGCAATGTGGATATAGTGATCGCCCAGAACGGTAAAGCCTTCGATCTTAAAAAGATCAATGCTCGCTTTATTCAGAATGGGCTAGCTCCGTTGCCGCCTATCAAAGTGATCGACACATTGCTGGTTGCAAAGGACGTTGCAAAGTTTACAAGCAACAGGCTGGAGTGGCTTAGCAAGCACCTTACCGATACACCGAAGTATGCTCATGCAGAGTTTCCCGGTATGGAACTGTGGGTCGAGTGCTTGAAGGGAAACCCTAAAGCATGGCGAGTCATGAAGAAGTACAACTGCATTGACGTGCCAGCTACTGAGGAACTGTACCTTAAGCTGCGGCCTTACATGCAAGGCCATCCTAACCTAGCAGCGTACTATGATGACGAGCATGTTAGATGCCCTCGCTGTGCTAGCCTGAGCATACGGCCCATCGGCCCGTGCTACACCCAGACAGGTGAGTACACCCGCTATCAGTGCGGCGACTGCGGCGGCTTTGCTCGCAGCCGTTATACACAGAACAGTAAGGCTAAGCGCCTTGCACTACTGGCAAACTAATTGATGTGGTCTAGCGTAAGCTAGGCTGCATCTATAACCATTCGGAGAATGAGAGCATGGCAACGATACCAATAGGAACAGAGTCTGGCTACCCACCAGCGACAATAGCACTACAAGCTACTGCAAAGCAGATGATACTCACGGAGGATGCAGCACAACGCAAAGCATTGCCTATCACTACGGGAGTACTAGACTACTTCCCACTGGCTATAGCCGAAGTGTCTAAGGTGAGCAAGGCAGGGAACGATCAGCACAATCCCGGTCAACCGCTGCACTGGGCACGTGGTAAGTCTACTGATCATCATGACTGTATAGCACGGCATCTGATTGATCGTGGCACTATTGATACAGACGGTCAACGACACAGCGCCAAGCTTGCATGGCGTGCACTAGCTGCTTTGCAGGTAGAGCTTGAGCAAGAGAAGGGCCTGTTCTTAGATGCAAAGTAAACTACAAAGCTTTATAGAGTCGGCATCACAGACCTTCATAGGGTACTTACTTAACCTAGGGGTACAACTTTTAGTATATCCTTGGTACGGAGCTACCTTTACACTCCAGCAGAATATCGAGATAGGTCTTATATTCCTAGTAGTCAGTCTAGCAAGGGGCTACGTCATCCGTAGGTTCTTTAACAAGAAGGCAAAAGCATGAGTAATAAAGGCGTAGCCTATGTGATAGCTTCTGCCATCTATGCTGGCAACAGAGAAGCAGAGAAGATCGATACGGAAGAAGTAAGCGAGCGCTTGTACTGTGCCTTAACGGTACTGGTACAGCAAGGCTGGACAGACGAGTTCAAAGCAGAACTATATGCACACCTTGCTGAGACGCTTAAAGCTGACACACCTTTCGAGCAAGCTGTTTCTATAATCGAACAGAAAGTAAGGGAGCTTAATACGTATGTCTAAGTACATTGTGCATAAGGCGGTTGAACTAGACAGCCTGAGCGCTAAAGCTATCAGTGCTATTAACGAGCAAGAATGGATCATTAGCCCCAAGTATGACGGGTGTCATGCTGTCTTTTGCTTTCTACAAGGCCAGCCATTAGTCACACTATCCCGTAGTGGCGAGAGCGTAGCCAGCATGGGGCACATAGCGAGAGGCTTGCTTGACGTTTATCCTTGGCTGGCGACCTCAGAACGTATCGCTATTTGCGGCGAGGCTTGGGCGCTAGGGCTAGAGTTCAATGAGATTAGCGGCATGTTCCGTAGGCACAGCAAGCAAGAGTCTTTGCAGTTTGTCCCATTTGATGTTGTGCCTTACGACTTTAATGCTGATACGTTTGCCGACCCGTCCGTATTGCTCGGGCAGTTCGACGGTATACCATATATGGTGCCTTATGCTAATCGGCTTCGTTCGTTATTGATCACGCGCTCTCACGACTATACCCACCCACGAATAGTTGAACCCCAGTACATGACTATCCACGATAGCCTGAGTGAGGCCAAACACATGGCTGATGAAGCCGCTAGAGTGTTTAAGCAGAGCACGACAGGCGCTTATGATGGTACAATCCTAGCGCAGGCTAACGGGCTATATCAAGTAGGCTCAGGCAAAGGCGGCGAGTTCATTAAGTGCAAGCCGTTGCTTAGCGATACAGTTACAGTCAACGCCATATTTACTGCAACCGGAGATAAGACCGGCAAGAACACGCTCGCCCTAGGCTTTCTGTTAGCCGGTAAGAAACAGAAAGTTAGCACCGGACTTACCCAAGCTCAGGTCGATGCGTTTACGGCAGACCCCGGACAGATCATCGGGCAGCGCATAGAGGTCGAAGCTATGGGCTTAACAGTTAATGGCTTACTACGAGAGCCGCGCTTTAAAGGAATCAGGACAGACGCATGACCCTTTTAAACCAGCGAGAGATAGAAGAGCTTATGTACTCTGGCGGCATACGCCGTGCGGAGGCCGCGATGAACAAGGCCGAAGAGCAAGGCCGCTCAGATCAAAACCCTTACGCTAAGGAGATTTTTCGTGAATACGTATTGCCGCTTGCTGGGGCCATCAAGGCCGACATTGAAGCTAAACGCGCAGGCCGAAGGCAAGCGCACGTTATGCTACTTAGTGGACTCGACATCGAGGCCGTTGCGTTCTTGTCTATTAGACACGCCATCACAACCCTACTCGGGGCTAAGCCCACAGACCACAGATCGCTTGGCTATGGCATCGGTAGGACGGTACACAGAGAACTAATCCTGTGCCAGATCAAAGAGGCAGCGCCGGAGTTATACCAAACTCTAAGCCAAGACCTTGGCCGCAGACTGTCTAAGGACGAGCGGCATAAGCTAACAGTGTTCACCATGCAGGCCAAGCAGCGAGGCATCGACGTTACCGAGTGGAACCTAGGCAGTAGAGAGCAAGTGGGTTTCTACATCATGGGTTTACTCGAAGTAATGGGGCTTATCTCAATCGGCAGCGAAGTGCGAAAGGGCTACAAGCGCGACACTAGGGACGTAAGCCTACACCCAGACATCATCGAAGAGATTAGCAAGGTCAAGGCTTACGTCTCATTGACTATGCCGGTATATGGGCCGTGCGTAGAGCCCCCATTTGACTGGGAGTTTGGCGTTACCGGTGGCTTTCACACTAGGGCCATGACCCATGCTAACCCAACCCTAGTACACGGCAGGTCTACCGCTAGGGCGCGTGGTAGGGCAGCAGACATGCCGACAGTATACTCAGCCGTCAATGCTTTGCAGCGTACAGCGTGGGCTATCAACGTGCGATTACTCAACACGATGTACGCTGTAGCTAAACAGTTCTCGACCAAAGAGATTGTGTCGTTGGCCGACACCCCCGCCCCACTAAAGCCCGAGTGGCTTAAGGAAGATTGGACTAAAGAGGCTAAGGAGAACTGGCCTGCTGATAAGCTTGCCGAGTTCAAGAAATGGAAGTGGGATACGGCTGAGTGGCATACGCAGCGCAAGCTGTTAGGTTCGCGCTATGCTAGGTTCTATTCAGCTACCCGCACTGCCGAAATGTTCAGAGAGTATCCGGCAATATACTTTGTGTACTTTGCTGACTCTCGCGGCAGGCTCTACCCATTGACTCAAGGTGTAAGCCCCCAAGGCTCGGACATGGGCAAGGCCCTACTGCGCTTTGCAGAAGGCAAGCCTTTGAAGGATGCGTATGCAGTGCGCTGGTTCCACGTGCAGGGTGCTAACAAGTGGGGCTTCGATAAGGCCACGCTCGATGATCGCATGGCGTGGGTTAAAGAGCGTAAGGATTTAATCCTATCTTTCGCTGCTGATCCCGTTAACAACGTGGGCTGGACAGAAGCTGGTGATCCGCTACAGTTCCTAGCTTGGTGCTTCGAGTACGAAGAGTACTGCAATTCGCCTGATACTTTCCTGTCTTATCTTCCGATCAGTATGGACGGTAGCTGTAATGGGCTACAGAACCTCAGCGCTATGTTCCGAGACGAGATAGGGGGTGCTGCTACTAACCTGACGAACAACGCGGTGATGCGCGACATCTACGCTGACGTAGCCAAAGCGGCCACTGTGAGGCTAGAGGCCATGCTGCCGAAGCTAGACGCCGAAGAGGCGGCAATCGTTAGGCAGTGGATAGCCCATGGTGTAGAACGCAAGGCTGTAAAGCGCTCAGTCATGACTACACCTTATGGCGTAACAGAGCGCACCGCTACCGAGTACATCGTCGACGACTACCTACGTGAAAAGTCAGGCCCTACCTTCGACCCTAACCAGTACCGCAAAGCTGCCAAGCTACTCATGTCTGCGGTGTGGCCTGCTATTGGTGACGTAGTTGTTAAGGGCCGAGAGGCTATGGACTGGCTTAGGAAATCTGCACGCCAGATCATGAAAGAGACAGGCACTAAGACTATCACGTGGACTACACCTAGCGGATTCCCAGCATGTCAGGATTACTTCGAGGCTGAGGTACATAGGATCAACACCCACCTACACGGCCCTGTCAAGATCAGAGTGCTTAGCGAAACAGACGAGCCTGACAAGGCACGGCATGCTAGTGGCCTCGCTCCGAACTTTGTTCATAGCCTAGACGCAGCGCACTTGCACTTGACCACTGCGGATGCTAGCAGGCAAGGTATCACTGCGCTGGCAATGATACACGACGACTACGGTACACACGCTGCTGATTCTCAGTTGCTGTTTGACATTATCCGTAAGCAGTTTGTTGCGATGTACTTAGCCTGTGACCCACCGGCTATGTTCTACGAACAGTACCCCAAGATCGACCTACCTCCTGCTAAGGGCAACTTAGACATCATGGAAGTGCTTGAGTCGGACTTCTTTTTTAGTTAAATTACAGTACCTTTATTACACTATGAATAAACCAACAACCACCCCTGTCACTACTGTTACGAGGCTGCACCCGGAAATTTATGCTAAGCTTGAACAGCGCTTCTCAAAGACTATCGTCACAGAGGCAACAACCCCGCTGACAGCGGCTTACGCTCTTGGCATCGAGGCTGTTCTAAAAGAGCTTCGCAATGGTTACGTGGTGACGCTATGAGACTAATTACACCCGGGGACTCTAGGGCAATTCATGCTGCCCTTAAGGAACTACAGCGTTTCGCTGAAGCCTACAGTTGGGCCGTTGACGTAGACTTCGACCAAGCGGTTACGTCTATCTGGAACTGCCGCGATAAGGCGTGGGTCATAGACGGCTACCTTGTTATGGTGGATGTTATTACCCCATGGTACAGCAAAAGCCCGGTACTCCAAGAGTGGCTTGTACTTAAAGTCTACCCCGGTGGTAAGGTATCGTCAGTGCCCCCGGCCTTGCTTAAGCTGGCCAAAGAAGAATACAACTGCTCAGTAGTAATAACTGCTGATAGCTCACCTGTTAGCATAGTAGCCCGTACTTACGAAGAGGCTGGCTTTGCTCTATTAACCCGCTCGTATTTTAAAAAGGTTTAGCAATGGGATTTTTAAAGAAGAAAGCCGAAGACGCTGTATCAGGCGCTACAGACCTTACGGGTAAAGTCGTAGGTGGTCTTACCGGGGCTACGGCTGCCGCTAATCAAGTGCGAGACGCGGCAGACATCCAAGCCGCTGCTGTTCGACAGAGCGCAGCAGATGCCGCTAAGCAAGCGCAAGAGGCCGCTGCCCAGACAGCCCGTATGCAAGAACAAACCGCCGCCCGTAGCGCAGCCCAAGGCGCTGCCGCTGATGCGCTGGCCGTTCCTTTGGAAAACGCTGACGTTCAGATAGGCCCAAACCCAATCGAGTCCGTTAGCGCGACTGCACGTAAACGCCGCCAAACCTTTGGCATTGGTAGCGCTAGTGCTGGCGTCAGCATTTAAGGCGAATCATGTATAGAAGTGCAAGTGAATTGTGGACGGCCTGTAGCAGCTTACGCACAGGGCTCATCCGTAGGGTAGAGCGATACGCTGCGCTTACTATACCAAAAGTATGCTACCCGCAAGGCTATAATTCGGACGCCACTGACGAGTCTCATGACTATCAGAGCTTAGGGGCGCAGGCTACTAACCACTTGAGTAATAAGTTCATGCTGGCTATGTTCGCCCCGAGTCGGCCTTTTGCTAAGCTACGCCCCGGAGAAAAGGCGAAGCAAGAAGCTGCCAAGTTGAAACTGACAGAGATTCAGCTAGCTAGCATCCTTGCTAAGGGTGAGCGTGATGCGGTAGCTATGCTGGATAACATGGCTCAGCGGCCCAAGTTGTTTCAAGCTATTCGCCACCTAATCGTAACCGGCAACGTATTACTGATCCTTGAGAAGGATAGTCTCCGTACCTTGGGCCTTAAGAAGTACGTAGTTAAGCGTAATATCCGGGGCGAGGTTATCCACCTGTGCTTGAAAGAAGATATTGCGTTTTCTGAGCTAGATCAGAAAATTGTTCAGCAGTACCGCAAGCTCTATCAAGACGACCATAAAGTATCCTTCTATAAGTGGATCAAGCGTGAGCCTAACGGTAGCTACACAATGTCTCAGTGGCTCGAAGACAAGCGGTTGCCTGCTGAGTACGATGCCAGATGGCCTGCTAACCGCTGCCCATACCTGCCCCTTACATGGGACTTAGCTGACGAGTCAGACTATGGCACAGGCTTAGTGGAAGAGTACGTAGGCGACCTTGAAGCATGCAGTGTGCTAAGTGAGTCTACCGTAGACGGTGCCGTACTTGGGTCTGAGTACCGCATGATGGTTAACCCTTCTGGTATGACCAGCGTGGACGATCTAAAGAACAGCGAGAACGGGGACTATCTTCCGGGCTTGCCAACTGATGTCTCCCCGACCACGGGCGGCAATCCAAACGCCATCACAGTAGCGGCAGAGGTTAACGACAAGTACGAGAAGCGCATAGCCAGAGGCTTCCTGATGGGCAGCGCTGTTATCCGTGATGCAGAAAGAGTAACTACCGAAGAGGTCCGCCTTACTGCTAACGAGCTTGAGACAGCTTATGGTAGCGTCTATTCCGTACTAGCTGCTAGTTTACAGAAGCCGGTGGCACAGTGGCTATTCGACCAGATCGATTTAGACCTAAAGAAAGCCGACTTTGACATCACTGTCGTTACCGGGCTTGACGCCCTTAGCCGTAGTGGGGACTTAGAGAACTTCCGTTTAGCCATGGGCGACATGGCCGCGCTAGCTAGCGTACCAGACTCCCTTGCTGCTCGCGTCAAGTGGGAAGAAATAGCTGCCTTTGTTGGGCAAGGCCGTGGGGTTGATCTTACTAAGTTCATCATGACTGACGAAGAGTTTGCCAAGCAACAGGCTGCTGCTCAAACGCAACAGATAACCAATCAGGTAGTCGCCGCTGGTGGCGAAGCTGCCGTAACACAAGGACAACAATGACCGAAGCTGTAAGTGACCCTAACCCGAACAACGAAGAAGTAGATGGTAAAGGCGCAACTGTGCTTATCCCTGCCGACCCCGTAGAAAAGGTTGAGCCAGTAACCCCTGAGGCTAAAGCTGAACCAGTCAAGGTTGACGAGGCTACTGCACCTGTTGTTTACGAACCTACCGGTGACGTGGGGCTGGACATGGCCTTAGAGTTTGTTGGTAAGCAAGGATTAGCTGTCGACCATCCAGCTATGAAGGCAGCACAAGAGGGCGACTTCTCCATCCTTAAGGCTACGCTAGCCGCAAAAGGCACTCCGGGCTGGGAACAGTTTGTTGCACTTGGCGAAGCTGCCTACAAGCGTACACAAGAAGCAGAGGCCAAGAGCGCTGCGGCGTTAACTGAGCTAGTTCATACAGCCGCTGGTGGTAAGGAAGAGTGGAAGGCTATACAAACATGGGCAGCAGCTAATGCAACCCCGGCAGAAAAAGCAGAGATTAACGCGCTCCTTAACAAGGGCGGTCTTGCAGCCAAGGGCGCTGTCACGTATCTGACAAACGCTTACAACAAAGCGGCCAATGTTGTGCGTGAGCCTAAAGACGCGCTTGATCCTAATGCTGCTCGGGGCGCCCCCCCTAGTGGAGACAACAGCCCATTGAGTGCAGCAGAGTATAGCCGTGCTGTGCAGCAACTTAACGTTAAGCTAGCTGGGCGGTTGGAAGAGAGTAAAGAGTACGCAGCGCTCCAGAGACGGCGAGCAGGTTACGTTGGCTGAGTTTTAGTACCTGTAGTACCTTAACTAGCCATTAGGCTTTCTCAACCCGTCACACACAAAAGGAGCCTTAATGGCCTTAGATGACAGTTTCAACATTGTCCGTCCCGGACAATCCAATCAAGCAGGTGTGGTTAACGCCCTGCATCTTGAAGAGTTCACAGGCGTTGTAGAGTCTACCATCGAGCGCAAATCAGCGCTTAAGGGTATGATCCCTATTCGCCCTGTACGTGGCGCTTCTGTTCTTACCAACTTCGCCGTTGGTGGATCGACTCTCCAGCGTGCTAATCCCGGAGGCCCCGCCCCTGACGGAACAGGCACCGACTTTGCCAAGCGCACCCTGACGGTGGATACGGTCATTCTCGCTCGTGCAATTCTGCCATTGCTGGAGACTTTCCAAACCTCTTACGATGCCCGTAAGGAAATCGGTCTGGAGCATGGCAAGAAGATTGCTAAGTTCACCGACCAGTCTTTCTTCATTCAGGCTATCAAAGCTGGCTTGCTGACTGACTCTGCTTATCGCGGCTCTGGCGCTGCTGGTAAACCTCTTGACCATTTCGGCGGCTCTCAGCAAACTCTCGCGGCTGCTGGTGACTCCCTCGATCCGGCTAAGCTTTACGCTGCCGTGGCAAACTTGTTTGTCAAGATGGAAGAGAAGGACGTTGATCCCCGCAATGACGATGTCATGATCGCTTTGCGTCCCGCTGAGTTCTACACTCTGTTGCAGAACGAGCAGTTGATCGACGGTACTTACAAGACCGCAGAGGGCACGAACATTCAAGCTCAGTTGCTCAAAGCCTACGGTGTGCCAGTCGTTAGCTCGACTAACTTCCCCGGTGGCCTGACCATCAGCGGTCACTTGCTGTCGAATGCCAACAACTCTAACGCCTATGACGGCGACTTCACAAAAGTCGTTGGCTGTGCGTTCTCTCCCCGCGCTTTGCTGGCCGGTGAGACTATCCCTTTGACCACTGACGTGTTCTGGGATAAGGTCACTAAGCAGTGGTTCGTCGATGCCCACTTGGCATACGGTGTTACCCCTAACCGCGCTGAATTCTCTGGCGTGATCCTCAAGCCGTAATCCGGCTGTCGATGCTAGCCCCTTCCACAAGAGGGGGCTTGCGTAGATTACTTATCAACATACCCTCCCTAACCGGAGGGTTTTTTTTTCACTTTGGAGTAGCGATGACTACGATCCTTGACGTTGTTAACGAGTGCTTGGCTACCCTTGGGGAGACACCACTTAATACTTTGCTCGAACCCCACGAGTACCGCACATCTGCACAGAAGGCTTTGGCTAAAGCAAATAGAGGGCTACAGGCACGGGGGTGGTGGTTCAATACTGAGGCTATGACTATGGTGCCAGCACCCGGCTCGGGTATCATGCAGCTAGCAGGGGACATAGTTAAGTGGCAGTCAGGCGTTAGAAGCCGTGATCTATTAATCCGTTCTAGGGCTAAGCCATGGATCGTGCAGCGGGGGCAACGGCTATACGACACTCGGAACAGAACCTTTGTTATGACAGAAGAGGTTACGGGTGAGATTACGCGAGAGCTTCCTTTTGAAGACCTGCCGCCTGTTATGGCTGACTACATTGCTGCTGAAGCGGTATTGCGATTCCAGTCTAACTTCGATGCTGACAACTCTCGCAGACAAGAGCTTACAAAGACTTGGGAAATGGCACGTATAGAAGCTAATGCCGAGGACATCAGACAAGCAGGCGCTAATGCTATTAACAGCAACTCCCGCCTACAGAGAATCAAACAAGTAGCAAGGCGCTCAGTATAATATGAAAGCAGCAGACAGCTATTCTTCTTTGCTCCGGGGCGTCTCTCAACAAGCCCCCCAAGAGCGCAGCGAGGGCCAGCACGGCGAGCAGGTTAACCTACTAAGCGACCCGGTTAACGGTCTGACTCGTAGGCACGGTAGCGTATGGCTAACCGAGCAAGTGCTAGCTGGCCTGACTACGGGCAACCTTGCCAACTACCTTACGGATACGGCTAACTGGACTTCGCTAGACTTCAGCACGGGCGGTAAGAAATACGTACTGTTTATCAGACGGCAAGCTGCCGTAGGTGCAAGCACTGCCCTGCCGTTCATGATCGGCTACAACAAAACTGACAAGACTTTCTTAACGCTTGTTAGAAATGCTGTAGACGCCCCGCTAGATACCCTTAGAGATAACGGAGCAAGCGCAGCGGCAGCAGTCGGTAAGTACGTATTTATGACGGCTAACGGATTGCCTATATCAGGCACATCCACTAATCGCTGGGACAATGCGCTTAACTACTCTTATGCGGTAGTCTGGATTAGGGGCGGTGCGTTCAGCCGCCAGTACAGTGTCAAGGTTCGCCTACAAAACAATACGGTAATCTCTACCACATACACTACGCCAAGCTCAAGCTTTCAAGGTACGCTCACCACGAGCGACATTCTTGCTACCGACCCAGAGTATACCAAGAAGGTTAATGACAGGGTTAATGCTTATAACGGATCAGTTACTGCGTGGATCGGCACATCTACAGCAGCGATACAACCAGCGGCCATAGCAACTACGCTAGCCGCACAGCTTGTAACGGCTGGGTTGACAGGCACGACAGTCGTAGGGTCACACATTGTATTCCCCGCTGCGCTTAATGTCAAATCGCTAGAGGTAAACGATGGCGGTGACGGGAGCTTAATCCGTGGTGTTGCCGACGAAATTGAAAGCATCGATCGTACTAGCGTAGTGCACTTTGTCGGGAAGGTAGTCAAGGTGCGCAGCAGAAATGCTGCTGAAGCTTTCTACCTTAAGGCCATCGCTAAGGATCAGTCTGTTACTACAGGCTACACCGAGGTTACTTGGATCGAAGGTGCAGGCGTCGAGCAAGCCATAGCGGGTGGCCTGCTATACGCTACTGTGTCAGGGTCTAACCTTTACGTGGCTAGCTCTGCTACTTTGCTGAACACGATTATAGCAGGCACGCATCCAACCTTTAGCGTATCAGCAGCAGGTGACGCAGACAGCGCCCCGCCCCCATTCTTTATCGGCAAGCAGGTATCTTACTTAGGTACATTCCAAAACCGTTTACTCGTAGGCTGTGGTGGCGTACTGGCCTGTAGCAAGACAGAGGACTACTTAAACTTCTTCCGTACTACGGCCTTAACCCTACCGGCTGATGACGCATTTGAAATGCAGCCTACGGGCAGCGAGGACGACACGTTGAGACATAGCGTCTTGTACGACCAGAACCTCGTTATCTTCGGTAGCAAGCGGCAGTACGTAGTTAGCGGTAAGATCGCTTTAACCCCGACCTCGGCAAACATGCCGGTCATGGCAAGCTACGCAAACGTGGATGATGCCAGTCCCATAAGCGCCGGTGGGTTTATCTTCTACGCTAAGCGTGGTACAGACTACTCCAGCGTACACCAGATTCAACCGGGGCAGACGGACAATAGTCCCGAGTCGTACCCGGCCAGCAGTCAAGTAGATAGCTACATTATTGGTGGCATCGTCGAAATGGTTAGCGCTACTGGATCGCCCAGCTTGCTGTTCGCAAGGACTAACGCTGCGCGTAATAGCCTATACTGCTTTGCGTATCTGGACAAGCCCGATGGCCGCAAGATGGACTCATGGAGCCGCTGGGATTTTAACCCTGCGCTTGGTGCCATTATTGGCTTTAGTCCTGCGGTTGACGGTTTAGAAGTATTCTTCCTACGCAGCCGTACTGATGGAACGTTCTACGTAGTGGCTGATTACGTGCGGGTAGCCACATTGCTAAGTAACGCCCCGTATCTAGACAGCAACCGGCCTTACGCTCAGGTAGCTGCGGGTACTGGCTCAGTGACTCTTACCAGTGGCTCTGCTTGGGCGGCAGCTTTTAATAAGACTAGCGATAGGCGCTTTACTGGCTCCCTTCTCCCTGACGTTTCGGCATTGCTGACGAGCTACCCCGGAGAACCCGGCTTGACTGTTGGTGCTTTGCAAGAAGCATACTTCATTCCGACTAACCCGTTTATGCGCGACAACAAGGGCAAGGCTATCATTAGTGGCAGGCTTACTATCACTAAGCTCTTGGTAGCTTTCAAAGAAAGCATAGGCTTTAAATGGCTGCTGTCGTACCGCAATACCGCGCCTATAGAAGTGACGTTTAATGGTCGCATCTTGGGTAGCCCAAACAATCTGATTGGCATTGAGCCTATTACTACAGGCAAGCATAGCGTGCCTATTGGCATTGAGACACGCGAGTACACCTTAACCATAAGTGCCCGTAAGTGGTATCCATTCACACTAACCGCAATAGAGTGGGTAGGCCAGTTCTTTAACCGCGTTCAACGCTTCTAGGAAATACTATGTCTAAAGCAGAAATAGCACAGGGCGCAGTCAATGCAATCATGGGCATCAGTAAAGGCATTATTGCCGATGCGGAAATAAGCGCCTCCAATCAGGTTAGCCAAGCCAACGCTTACGCCAGTAACTTGATGCGTGCTGCTAACAATGAGCTACGGGCTTCTCGCAGTAGCTTAGCTAGATTGACCCAGAGCATAAATAATCAGCGGGTGCTAGAGAACTCTACCGGCGCTGCTGAGGCCGCGCTCATTAACTATCGGCGAACCAAAGACAGTATGGCTAACGATAGCCTCGATAAGCAAATCGCCTTTGCCGAACAGGCTGGGGCGCAGGCTGCGGCAGGCGCACTATCGGGATTAACGGGCGGTGTAGTTGATATTGTTAAAGGAACCACGGCCTTGCGTAAAGCTAGGATCGAGCAGCGTATTAAAGACGCAGGCGCTGGGTTAGACTATGACGCGGCTCAGCGCAACAAGAATCTAATCCGTGCCGGGTGGGACGCTGTGGACTATAGCGAGATAAGTGATGACTTAGATAAGTCGCTAGATGTTGCTGTTACCCGCATTAGGGGTGGCAATGTGCTTAGCGACATTATGGGCGGGCAAGACTCGCAGACCCTCTCAAACCTCAGCAGCTCTTTCTTTAAGCCGAATAGACCAAACAAGTCTTCGGTAGATATAGGTACACCGTAATGCAACCAGATAACACACTAGGGGCACCCACTGAGGGCCTCGGGCAGAAGGTCACTTTTGCTGCTGGCGGTTCGCAGGGCCTCTCGCAGGCGGCAGGGCCGAACAGGCAGGCCATACGGGCCGATAACCGTGGTGGGCAGGCCACCCTATCAAGTCGCGCTTTGCAAGTCCCAGACGCCCCAATAGGCGGCACCATGCAGGCTTTGCTGAAGCTGGGTGGCACGGCTGTTAAGGCGGCTGTAGAAGAAGAGCGCACTCAGGCGTATGTCCGGGGCTGGCAGCGTGCCGCCCAAGGCGAGGCCGTTGCGGAGATTGTAGACGAGCAGCCATGGTACTCCAAACTCTTCGGGGCTACTAATCTGGTTGACGGTGCCAGAGCTTACACGGCTAATGCTAGAGCTAACGCTATAGTGGCTGGCTTAGAGAACGATATGGAGAGTCTGCGTAAGCTGGGGCCTGACGAAATCGGTAGACACGTTGCGGGTATTATGTCAAAGACTCAGACAGGCGACTCTACTACAGACCTGCTGGTTCAAAAGCAACTAGGTGCTGCTGTGCCCTCGTTTCTCAAAGTGCAGGCAAAGGCTAACTTGAAATACAACCAAGAGCGCTTTGAGGATAGCATGGCTGCTAGCCACGAGGCAGGCTTTGCATCGCTAGGCGCTGTGTCTTTAGCCGCTAGGCAAGGCGGGGTTACGGATGGCATGGATGTGCTGGTCAATCAGCTTAGGCTGAAAGACAATCTGCTCCCGCCGCCCGACATGGATCAGAAGCACTTTAATAAAATCCTAGCTAGATCAGCCGTTAAGTCAATCTTGGGCGGTAATCTGGATACGGCAGGCTTCTTAGAGAATTCCGGGATTATCGGCTCTCTCGATCCGTCAGAGCAAGTGACTGTAAGGGAAGCGACAGCACGTGCACGTAGGGAAGCACAGCTTAGGCTACCGGCAGAGTTTGCCGATGACTTAGCTCAACTGACTAGGGCAGGTAATGACGGCTCTAGCTTAGAGAGCCTGAAGGCCAAAGCGGCTGCTTTCAATGAGAAGTATAAACGCCATACTGGCGACTACCAAGACTATTTCTCTACGGCTAATCTTGCTACTGAGATTAACCAATGGCATGCTAATCAAGACCGAGATAGAGAGCGTACACGCAAGGCCATTGATGCGGCAGACAATAAAGCTGCTAAAGAGATAGCCGCGTTTGACCATCAGATGAACATAGCCGCTAAGATGCGCCACGGGTCTTACGTTAATGACGAACCTGCGGATGTTAAGCTCATGGCATGGGCAGAAGTGGCCCGCGGTGCTGATCCTGATACACTAGCGCGTACTCGATTCGTGCAAGCTAGCTTAGGTAACTTTGACAAGGCGTTTGCCGATAAATTGCAGAGCCAGATATCAATAGCAGCAGGGCCGGAGTTTAAGACTAGCGATAACAAGACTCCGGGAAACCCACTCGCTCTCTATGAGGCATACCAAGCGTATGATAAACTTGTTCGTAATGGTAGTATGCCCATAGCCCAAGCCTACGCTGGCGAGGGCGCAAGGCTCATGAGCGCTTACAGCAAACTGGCTGTCGGGCAAGAAGCTACGCCGGACAATCTGGCTATCTGGTATCATAGGGCTGTTACAGAAAGCCTAGCCCCTAGGCCTGCGCTAACTGACAAAGAAGAAAAGCAGATCGTAAAAGATTTGACCGAATCGATACCCGACTGGGTTCCATTCAGGCCTGACAGCTTTAGGACAAAGAACCCCGAGGCTCTGGCTAGACTAATCTCCCCCTTCATCGACAAGACTGGGGCGGGTGATACTACCGAAGCAGCTAAACAGCAAGCGCTTAAGGGTCGTAAAATCGATGGCCTCGCTGGCTGGTACTGGCCCTTGTTACCCGGCGTTTCTGACTTTAGGCAAGCGCTCGCTAAGCCTGATGGAAACGTTATCAAAGTTAGCAGTGGCGAGCACAACCAAGCCTTTAACTTTGCGGTAGACCAGTACGCCGCTAAAGTTGGGATCAGTACAGTATCTGCCGTGGGGCAGTTTAATGATAACGCCAAAGGCGAGCCACAAGTCTACGTCATGGGCACTGACAGTAACGGTAACGTAAAGACTACCTTTATGACAGCAAGCGAAGTGCGAGACGCTTGGCATCTGCGTAATCCTCAACTTCCGACTACGGTCAAAGTGCCAGCACTCGACCCAACACAGCGCCCACTAATTAAATCTAGGAATTAAATGAGTAAAGAAGCATTCTTTGAACAGTATCGCCCTCTGGCGGCTAACGTGGCTAAGGAGCTAAATGTGCCAGAGAGTGCTATCTTGTCTCACTGGGCAGTAGAGACAGCTTACGGCAAGTCTATCATACCCGGCACTAACAATCTGGGTAACATCAAAGACGTGAGTGCGGCTGGCACTGGGGTTGCTGCCGTGGACAACGAGACAAAGACTACAGATCGCTACCGTAAATACGCTGACTTCAATGCTAGCGCAGCAGACTACGCCGACCTGATTAAGCGTAAGCATCCGGGGGCCATGAATCAGACCTCAGCGCAAGGCTTTGCTGAAGCGCTTAAGAAGTCGGGATACTTTGAGAGCGATTACGGAGTGGCTAATATCACCAAGGTTGCTGGAGAGAAGTACACGCCATCCGACCCAAGGCTGGCTGAAGCCCGTAATGCTACGGCAGCGCTGAGGGCAAGCATTGCTAAGCCACTGGCTGCGTCTGAGGATACAGCTAGGCTCGACCTACGCATGCGGCAAGCGAGAGAAGACAAAGCGCTGCTTGAAGAGAATGCACCCAGCTTGCTTACTTCAGCAGCCGCAGCTATGGTGGGTAACACAGACTTCCAGATAGGCGGTGCCATCAAGGAAATGATCTGGGGGCCAAAGCATCAGCCAGAGCCGGGGTTTGTTCCCGACATGGCGTTGCTCCAAAAGGAGACTAACAACGGGGCTGACCGTGATCTGATCGACGATTACGCCAAAGCTAAAAGCAAGGCCGAGGCTGCTGAAATTCTTGCTAAGTGGGAGGAAGAGAACTTCCGGCTAAAGACTGTAATGGCTAATGGCAAGGTAGCAGGCTTAGCCCTAAGCTTTGCCGCTGAGCTACCCACGTTCTCCAACCTAATCCCTGCGGTAGCCGCTGCCAAGACTATGCGGATGTTTGGTAAGGGCAGTGAGACTTTGGCAGCATCGGGCGCAGGCTTTGGCACAGTTGCGAAGTCGGCTATCACTGAAAACGTTCTGGGCGGTACGGCTGTAGAAGCCCTACGACAGGGCCTTACAGGCGATTACAGCCTCTTGGATTTGGGGCTGAGCGTCACAGTAGACACGGTGTTTGGACTAGGCGTAGCGGGGCTACAAATTCGTGGCAGGGCACCCGGCCTCGACATTAACGAAGCTACTGGGCAGGCAGTACGGCGCGAAGTCGAGTATGCTGCAAAGGCTGAGCAAGAGCTAGGGGGCGGAGCTACCGCCACTGAGCTACGCAAGACCATGGATCGTATGTTCAAAGAGGACATCGACGCACCTAACAAGGCGCTTGGTGAGGACATAGCCCCAGAGCGTAAGCTAGATGGTGAAAATGCTGCAGCGTTAGAACAGCAGGCCGTACGAGTTTACCACGGTGGTATTGATGCTGGTCAAACGGGGCCGCTGTGGTTTACTACTAGCCAGCAAAACGCTGAAGGCTGGGCACGCAAAGCAGGCGGGTCAGTATTTTATGTAGACCTTCCACCTAATCACCCTTCACTTAAAACAGATAAGGAATTTGGCGTTCTGCCCCCACCCAACTTTGAACTTAGCGCAGAATGGGCAAACAAACGCAGACTCTTATCAACTGAGTTATCAACTGAGGATAGTTCTAGCGGAAATCTGAGAGCTTTTTCGGAATCGGTTGCGCGTGCTAAGACTCGCGCTAACTTTGGCGAGCCGGGGTCGTTGCAAGCAAGAGAGGACTTGTTCAGGCCCGGTGCAGTATCTGAAAAAGAAATCAGTACCTACACGGGCGGTAAGCTTACGACACTCGACGAGCTTAACGCGCTGCCTTCTGGCGTGCATTTTATGGGCAAGCAGGATGACACCATTAAGCCTGCGGTAGACACAGCGATGCGTCTAGCACAGCGGTTCCTTGGCAACGACTTTCGTATTACCGTAGCTAGCTCGAAGATTCCGACTACCAAAGAAGACGGTACTACCGTCTTCGCTAACGCCGCTATCATGCAGGTCAGTGAACGCGCAGCAATGATCCGAGTATCCCCTGAGTTGCCGCCTGCACAGAAGGTGCGTAGCATAGTTCACGAAATCGGGCACGCTATCTTCAATAGGGAGATTGGTAACGTTGACGGTGAGCAACTGCTAGCCTTACAGAAAGCGTTTCGTAACTTCCTTACCGAAACTGATGGGGCAGCGCAGAGGGCTAAACGCTACAGCGTTACTAACGTTGACCAAATGCCGGATGTGGCAAACCCACCGCTGCTCACTACACAGTATCAGCGTAGCTGGGACGAGTTTAGTGCTGAGCAATTTGTTAAGTATATTGAGGCTGACGTTAGAAAGAACAACTCGCTTGGGCTTACTAGGCAGACGGTGCTGCTGCTACAGCAAGCTATAAGCAAAGCGCTTCAGTTCTTGCGCCTAGCAAAGCGAGAAGCTATAGGCGTAACGGACGAGTACAAGGCTTTCTTTGACTCAATCGTAGCAGACATTATCGAGCCAGCTAGGCCCACTCTGACGCTCAAGCCTTCCGGCCCGGCGCAAGAGCAGCTTAGCCGAGCGACCGCAACTGACGTGGTAAACGAGATTCAGACCGATCCCGATGCCGTCAAGTACGGCCTGACTATAGCGCCCATCAACACACCCGCTGAGCGCAAACAAGCGCAGGCCATGCTGGCCTTGCACAAGCAAGCAGAAGCATGGGCGATTAAGAACCCAAAGGACGCTAACTGGGATAAGAGAGCGCAGAACCTAACAGATAACCGCGTATTCAACGTGGCCTCTGTGGGCTTGACGATGCTCAAATCCGAGAGCCCCTTGGTTCGCATGATTGCTAGTCAACTAGTTGAGGACGCTAGCGGAGTAAGCGGTAAGCATGTAGCCACAGCTTCGATTAACAAAGAGTTGATAAACCAGAAGCTGATGGGTAACGTTGTGCTAGACATTGAGGGGGCTTACGGCTTCTGGTCTAGCCAGCACGGCGGTAGCATCAGAGACGATCTGATAGGCGGCACGAAGCGCAAAGAATTTGACAACTTAGTAGCTGCTGAGATTGAGGCACGGCTACGTACCAATGAAGCAGTTACGCGGGACGCCAATGTGAAAGCTGCGGCTGATTCTATAGAATCAGCCTATCAGCGCATGGCTAATGCGCAGCGCTCAGCAGATACTCTAGGTGCAGGCGGTTTGCCTGACTCTAGCCGTGGGTATATGCCACACAAAATGAGCGCAAAGGCTGTGCTCAATTTGACTAACGAGCAGAGCCGGATACTTCATAGCGCATTGACTGACCAGTTCGTAGGCTTGGGGTGGGATACAACCATGGCCGATAAGGTAGCTTCGCAGTATATGAAGCGAGTACGGGATCGGGCTAGCGGCGATTACGGCAGTGCTATCGGCGGTAGGCGCGACTCTGAGAGTCTGGTTGAAGAAGCTCTGCGCTCTATGGAACTGCCTGATGACGTTATCAAAGCGCACATGGCAAAGTACAATAAGGGCGGGGCTAGCTTCACTAAGAAGCGCATTGACCTAGACCTAAACCGAGTATACGACACGCCAACTGGGCCATTCAAACTGCTCGACATATTCGAGACTAATCACATCGAACTACTACGTTCACAGGCGGGTAGGGTTAGCGGTGAAGTCGCACTAACCCAGTGGGGCGTCCGGGGCAAGCCGGGCCTTAAGTTGCTGCGAGACGCCATGGAGTTTGGCGAAGACGGCAAACGGGCTAGCATCGCTGACAAAGAAGCCTTCGATCAGATGGCAGCAGAGTTCATGAACGAGCCGTTTGGCACACAAGCGGGTAAGTTCATGCAGCGAGCTATGGGCGCTAATAGCCTTGTTCGGCTGGGTGGTCTAGTCTACTCGCAGATATCAGAGACGCTTAACGGTATTGCTAGCTTAGGAGTTGTGCGAGCAGCTTTGTCGGTAGCCGCTGTACCTCGTCTGCACGGCGAGATTAAAGCGCTAGTGCGTGGCGAAAAGGTGGACAACCCGTTTCTGACTAGCATTGAGTTAGCAGGTGGCGCTGAGTTTGGTACTAAGGAGTACAAGCTTGTCCTCCCTTACGATGATCCTAGCAGCCAGTACCCAACCTACGGGCAAGACACACTTACACTAACTGATCGGCTAATTCGTGGCGGTGGGCATCTACAGTCTAAGCTTAGCGGCTGGCGCTATGTGCATAGTGCCCAGCAGCGAGGCATGGCTGAGCAAATCGTTCAGAAAATCTTAAAGTACGTTAAGGACGGCAAGGAAGACGTTGCTTTGCAACAGTTCGGCATAACACCTGAACTAAGGGCACAGATCAGTGCTGACCTTAACAAGATCGCTACCTTCGATGGTTCGGGCAATCTGCTCAGCCTAGATGTCACTAAGATGACAGACCCTGACCAGCGCACCGCTTTGATACAAGCCGTATGGCGTGGCACAAACCAGATCATCCAAGGCACTTATATCGGTGAACGCGGCAAGTGGGCGCATGACGGCTGGCTACAGCTACTCACGCAGTTCCGTACCTTCTCGTTAGTCTCTATGGAGAAGCAGTGGGGGAGGCAGCGCAATAGCCGTGGCGTAGTTGGTGCTGGCGGCATTATCCTAGGCAGCATGGCTATGGCAGTCCCTATCCACATGGCGAGGGTATACGCTAGTAGCATAGGCCGACCAGACCAAGACGAGTACATTGACGACAGACTTCAGCCGCAGCACGTGGCTAGGGCCGTTATGAACTACGTTGGAACGGTTGGCTTAGCAGGCGACTTTGTTGATCTGCTTACCGCACCGTTACCAGAAGACTCGGGTATAAAGCCAACAGGCGGTAGGGCCGGTGTAGAGAGTAGCTTTGTAGGTAACTACGTGCTACCCGCTTCGAGTCTTGTGGACGACATGTGGAAGTATATCCAAAGCCCAACAGAACTAGACGATGCGGTTAAAGCCGCGCCGCTTAGCCGACTGCCTTACTTAGTACCGTTCTTTAATACGCTTAAGGACTAACTTTTAGTACCTATAGTACACGACCCTAGTTTACCTCGACAGTAAGCTAGGGTATTTTTCTATTTGGAGGGCTAATGCCTACACCTACTGAGCAACTACTCAGCCGCACAGTATTTGCTACTGATGGCTCCACAACTATCTGGGACTTTTCTTTTTCTGGGGGTTATCTTGACCCCGCACACGTTAAGGCCTACACTGAAGATTCTTTAGGCTCGCGTACACTAATCACGGTTACGCCGAGCATGCTGATTGGCACGTATCAACTTCAGATTACGCCGCCGCTCCCTACTGGGCTATCGTTAGTAATCTACCGAGACACACCAAAGGACTTACCGCTTGTCGATTTCACAGACGAGTCGGGATTTAGCGAAATAGCACTAGACACTAATGCTAAGCAAGCGGTGTTTATTGCCGCCGAAACACAAGATGCACTTGGCACTTATAGTACTACAGCAGCGGGGCTAGCCGCCGCTGCTGCCTCAGCCAGTGCTGCTTCAGCTTCCGCTTTCGCTGCCGCCTCCCTCGCTTCAGCTAACGCCGCCATAGCAAGCCCGGTTGCCGCGCCAACCTTGGCCGCTGCTAGCAAAACGGTGCCCGTAGATGCTGACGTAATACCTATTATTGACAGTGCTGCTGGTAACATTCTTAAAAAGATTTCTTGGTTAAGTATAAAAACAGCTTTGTACGGTCTGTTTGTACGGTTAACTGATCTTGCAAGCAATGCTGGGGCCACCTTAGTAGGTTATCTTCCCGCTGGCACTGGTGCTGTGGCGACTAATGTGCAGGCAAAATTGCGCGAGAGTGTTAGCGTTGGGGATTTTGGAGCAGTTGGAAATGGTATAGTCAATGATGCGGCGGCAATTCAGGCGGCTATTACCGCAACTGCTGCGGGCGGTACATTATTTTTCCCAGCCGGTAATTACATTATTTCCAGTCAGTTAACTATCAGCAAAGCAATTACCATTCGCGGAAGCACTCAGTATCAAACGGCCATTATTGCTGTGGCTTGCTCTGGTCTTTTAATATCTTTTGCCTCTCACGTACAACTTCATAATCTTGAAATTGCTGCTTCAGTGAGGCACACAGTAACACCAAATGCCTATATCGGAATTGATGTTGCTGGCTCCACTGGAACTCGCCCGTTTAACCACGTTTACCGTGACGTATTTATTGATGGGTTCTCTATCGGCTATCGCTCTGCTTGGCTTTGGTCATCTACCTTTTCTAATTTTAAAACCGGCGCTTGTCCAGTTGGTATTAAAGCAACAAATCTAAGCGTTAATAATGTTGTAAACGGATGTTCGTTTTCTGGCGCTGCTGGACTTGTTGGCAGCAGAGGACTGCAGCTTGACGGAAATACTGACCCAACAGAAGGGTGGATGATTTCAGATACTCTATTTGATGACTTTGAAATAAGCATCGAGGGTATTGCTGCCACTCATGTTTATGTTAGCAATTGCATCATTGATCACAACAGAGTTAACGGAATTTTAATTAGTGGTTCTGGCGCAAACTTTGGCGGGAATTGGATTGTTCGCGGGTGCTACATTGCAATGCAAGGCGCATCTGGCGACGCGGCAATCAAAAGCACAAATGCTGCAAGCAACACTCAGAACCGTGGGAATATCATCACAGGGAACCAAGTGCTTGTTTATGCTGGAAGTACTTGCATTAACGGCATCCAGATGTCTGGCTCTCAGGCTATTAATAACGTAATCACCGATAACACTATTAAAGGTTTTTCGACTTACGACATTAGGACAAATACCGGCCCAGACATTGTTACAAACAATAGTTGTCAATCTGCAATCGCAACGAACCTGCTTATTGCGGGTAGCTCAATCGTAAAAAACAATCGTGGTGTTTTGAACTTTGCTGAATTCACCCAGTTTGAAACACTTGGGCAGAATAAAGTAACTTGGTCTTACAGCATTCCGACAACTGGAACTTGGACGCAAGGCGACATTTGCTGGAAGAGCAATGTGACTGCGGGTGGTTCTCCGGGCTGGCATTGCACTACTGGTGGAACACCCGGAACATGGAAAGCTATGGCGGTTGTAGCAGCATAACCTTAGTTGCTAAACAAATCATCTACAATTTAAATAAGTAACGATAACAATGAGCGTTTTATTAACTACCAACGAAGCTGTTAAAGCTAGCCCCCCTGTCGCTGTTGTAAGCTTAAACTTGGTGGGCGTGCAGTTGCAAGACTGGGTGCTTATTGTCACCCTCGTATACACACTGCTGCAAGTTTACTTCTTGCTACGCGACCGCTGGTGGAAGCAACGAAAGGAATAGCATGGCAGCTACAGAAAAAGTCCTAGGCGACTTACACAAGGCCGTAGCAATGGCCCTTACCGAGCAAGTTGCGGGGCTTAAAGTGCAGGAGCTTAACGCTGAAGGCGAGCCAGTAGAAGTGCTGGTTCGGCCTAGCCCTGCTGTGCTTAGCGCGGCTATTGCTTTTCTTAAGAACAACAATATCACGGCTGACGCTGAAGATAATGCTGCTCTACGAGAACTTGGCTTGGCTCTTAAAGCACGCCAAAAGAAACGCATACCGCAAGAGCGACTAGACGAAGCAGCCTCGCTGTTTGCTGAGCGCTTTGGCGATAGCCCGATGCAATGAAAGCAAGAGAAACCCTGCCTTTAGCACAAGCTCGCTGGGAACAGCTAGAGCTTTTGCAGACACACTATAGTTCATTCGTACCGTTCCTTGAGGACGTTATGGAAGAACTAGGTTTTAGCACTACTGATATTCAAAAAGATATTGCAGGCTACATAGCCTATGGGCCGCAGTACCTTATGGTGCAGGCTCAGCGTTCGCAGGCTAAAACAACCATTGCCGCTGCTTTCTGCGTATGGTTTCTTATACACAACCCCGCTGGCAGAACGTTAATTGTATCTGCTGGTGGGGATCAGGCTACCGACATAGCCACGCTAATTGTTCGTATCATTATGAACATGGACGTGCTGGCTTGTATGCGGCCTGATAAGGCGGCTGGCGATAGAACATCGGTAGAAGGCTTCGATATTCACCACAGCCTTAAAGGTATCGACAAGTCAGCTTCGGTTGACTGTATTGGTATTGATGCTAACTTGCAGGGTAGGCGTGCTGACCTATTAGTTCCTGACGACATCGAATCGTCTAAGAACTCAGCTACTCCTACACAGCGAGCTAAGTTGCTGCACCTAACCAAAGACTTTACTTCGATTAACCAGACCGGGCGCATCATCTGGCTGGGTACTCCACAAACAATGGAGTCTATCTACAACAGCTTACCGGCCCGTGGCGTAGTCACGCGCATCTGGCCGGGCCGTTACCCTACCGAAGAGCAAAGAAAGCACTACGGGGCGTCTCTGGCCCCTTTGATAGCTCAGCGGTTAGCAGCTAATCCACAATTAGCACAGGGCGGGGGTTTGCTTGGCGACCAAGGTCAACCAATAGACCCTGAACTGCTTGACGAAGAGACGTTGCAAAAGAAAGAGCGTGACCAAGGCACGCCATACTTTCAGCTTCAGCACATGCTGAACACGGCCATGATGGACGCTTTGCGCTATCCGCTTAAATCGGAACGCATTACAGTGCTTGAGGGCGCGGGTGGGGTATTTCCACTGAGCGTAGTTCGGGGCATGACCCAGACCTACCTTAAAGACTACAGTGTGCATGAGCATGCCTTTAAGTTAAGCTTACCTCACGATGTGAGCAAGGAAGTGTCAAAGCTGCAATCAGCAGTCTTCTACATTGACCCTGCTGGCGGTGGCGCTAACGCTGACGAGACGGCTTACGCTGCCGGTGGCTACCTGAACGGTAACATCTTCAGCCTGCTTGTAGGTGGCATACCCGGTGGCTATGATCCTGACAAACTAGAAACGCTGGCGCTTTTAATCAAGCAGATAGAAAGCATTGCCGCTGTGCCCATGGTTTGCAAGATCGAAAAGAACATGGGCTTTGGTGCGTTCCGTGCGGTGTTTGCGCCCATACTGCGTAAACAGTGCCCGAACGTAGGCTTAGAAGACGATCTAGTTACAGGCCAGAAAGAAGCCCGGATTATCAATACGCTAGAGCCTGTAATGGGCCGAGGTTCTTTGATATTTACCGAGCAAGCCATAAGGCATGACCTTGAATCTAGCTCTCGCTATGGCGCTCAGCAGCGACTGACCTATAGCTTTTTCTACCAGCTTGCTAAGATTAGCATGACTAGGAATGCACTCGTGCACGATGACCGTATAGACGCGGTTGAGGGCATGGTGCGACATTTTACCGAGGCGCTAGCAGTTGATCAAAAGAAACAACTTGCTGCCCTTGCAGCTAAGGTACACGCCGAGGCTATCTCCGACCCTCTGGGTTATAAACGATATACTAGCGGCCAACCTAAACGGCCTAGTATGTTAAAACGCCGCAGGTAACTGCCTAACATAAGGAGCGCTAATGCGCGTAGATACTCTTCCTTCCCCCGGTTTGCTAAGTAACGGCATTCGTCTCCGCATTGAAGCTGCTAAAGCTATTAGCGCTGCTGAGATTAACGCTGGCCTGAATGGTGGTACTTCCAGTACCGCATCTAACTTGCATGCCTTCTTTACTGCTTGCGTTAACTCGCTAACTGCGCTGCGCGAGCTAGTTGTTCCCACGATTGCTTCATTTACGGCAGTTGCGGGTAACCCTTCGCGTATTACCCTGAAAGGTAGCGAGGGCTTTGACCCTAAGTTTGTGCCTGCTGGTACAGCGTTTGCCGTAACTGGGCAGGCTCGTACTGTCGGTAAGGTTACAGTAGACGGCCCGTTCATCTACCTTGACTTGACTGTACCGCTAGCTGCTGGCGCTGTAAACGTAGCTTACACACAGCCCGGTGCTGCTTCTAACTTACGCGATATTGCTGGCAATTTGCTTGCAAGCTTTACCGCTCAGGCCGTAACTAATACAATCTAACATGGTTAAGCTACCAACCTCCGTAACTGGTCGCGTAGCTGCCGCGACTCTGGCGCTCAGCATGGCTGGCGCTGGAGCAATCGTTGCTCATGAGGGGATGCGTAAGGTAGCTTACGTAGACCCCGTAGGTGTAGTTACCGTATGTGCTGGTCATACTCTTACTGCTAAGCTAGGCCAAGTCAAGACCCCAGAAGAATGCGCCGTGCTGCTACAGCAAGACGTAGAAGTGGCTCAGACTGCCGTTAAACGGCTAGTTAAAGTACACATTACTCAGGATCAGTTTAACGCCCTTGTTAGCTTTACGTTTAATGTAGGCGAGGGCAACTTTGCCAAAAGCACGTTGCTACGGAAAGCCAATGCTGGCGACTGCTGGGGCGCTGGGGCTGAGTTCCCTCGCTGGACTAAGGCTGGCGGCAAAGAGCTACCCGGCCTAGTAACCCGCAGAGCAGAAGAGCGCAAACAATGGGAGAAGGGCTGTGCCCCAAGTAAATATACGTTTAATCAAAGTAGCCGATTATACGCAAGCTTTAACCGACCTTCAGACAATCTGCCTTCCGGGCGATTTGCCGTTGTGCCCATCGGGCTACGGCGGGAACTGGTGGATAGCGTTTAAAGAAAGCGAGCCTGTAGGCTTCTCTTGTTTTAAGGATGTCGGGCATAAGACCGTACACCTTGCAAGAGCAGGCGTATTAAGCAAATGCCGTGGGCAGGGTTTGTACCCAAGGTTGATTCGAGCCGGTCACAAATGGGCTCAGCGGAATGGGTATTCTGCTGCCATCACCGACTGTACCACTTGGAATACAAGCTCTGCTAACGGCCTGCTTAAGGCTGGCTACAAACCGTTCTGGCCTCAGACCCCTTGGGGTTTGCCTGATTCAATATACTGGCAACGGTCTCTCTAGTTGTAAGATCAGCACAACTCAAACTAGCTGTCAATTAACTGCGCTATCGCGCTAACCTAGGATTTATTATGTCTTTCAAACTTGCGGCTAACTCTAATAGCCAATTCCTGCTCGTTCCTCAGCCCATGCCTCAGATTACTGCTGCTGAGGTTATTGGTGCTAACAACGGCACCCGCCCCGATTTGCTGGCTTTCGCTGATCGTGTGTACGCTCTCAATACTGACAACAGCGTTACATACCGCGCAGTCGCTGGCTCTTTGGTTCGCGTGCTGCCTGCTGGTGCACAGCCTCGTGCTGATCGTAACACGGGTGCTGTTAGCTTTACCGTGCCTGACCAGACTGACGTTCAGATTTTGGCTGGTTCTGGCACTATCGTCGTTACCTTCCCTGCGCTGGTATCTGACGGCCAAGAACTCTGCATTACGTTGGAGACTGCTTACACTGCCGTAACCTTTGCGGGTAATGGCCGTACTGTTATCCCGGGTGCTGCCCTTGCGGTTACTGCTGGTGCGTTTGCTCGCTTCCGTTACAACCTTGCCACCACTACTTGGCACCGCGTAGGCTAATTTAACCACAGCATGACCCGATTACACCTATTCCTAATCGGCTTAGCGCTGTCCTTGGGCCTCGGCTGGTACAGCTATTCACAGCACGTGGAAGTTGTCCGGCTGAGGGCCGAGAACCAGAGCCTCATGGAGGCCCAGAAACGGGCCGTAGAGCGCGAAAAACGTGATCGGGCTGTGCTGGTAGCCCGGCAAGCTAAAATCGTCTCTCAAGGGCGCAAATTGGCTGAGGCTCAGGAAGCCCTCTCAGAGGCTCTACAACGCAATAAAAGCTGGAGTGATACCGATGTCCCAGACGAGGTTCAAAAAGCGCTCTCAGAGCGTTCTGACAAGCCGTAAATTGGCTGTGTGCATCGGGTTAATACTGGTTCTGCTATTGCTACCCGCTTGCGGTACGGTTAAGTACGTTAAGGAAGCACCGCCACACGAGCTACTGCTCGACTGCCCTACGGTGATCGAGAAGATTAAAACTAACGGCGAGCTTGCCGAGACTATCCTAGCCTATAGGAATGCTCTTAAGGCTTGCAACATTGACAAGGAAAGCTTACGCGAGTGGGCTAAAGAATAATGAGTGCATATATTGCTGATAATCAGCTACCGTTTAAGTATACGGCTACAGGCGCTATTGCGCTTAATGCCGTAATCTTTGATTGGGATACGCAAGAAGTAGAAGCACCGGGCTTAGCCCTGCATGTGCATGCTTTAGGAGTAGGCTGTGTGCTTACGCCTGAGTGGAGCAGCGACGAAGTAAACTGGCGGGATGGCTGGATTGAGCCTACCGTGCTTAACAGTGTAATAGTAGCTACTATTACAGCGGCTGGGTTGTATAACGTGCCTAAGCTCGCAAGGTTCATCCGGCTACGTGTGTCTACAGCCCAAAGCTCAGGCACTACTACGTTGTCCGTAACCAAGAGCTATGCAGACTTCCGCACTGCTACAGCTAGCGGTACTAGTGCAATGGCAGGAGCGGCTGCTCACGATGCCGTTATTCTCGGCAACCCAGTGCGTATTGGCGCGAGGGCTATAACAGCTAACTACGCGGCTGTAGCAACAGGTGACGTAGCAGACTTAGTGTGTACCCTTACTGGGGCTCAAATTACTAAAG